TAAAAGACCCCCCCCCCCCGCGGGGGGGTGAGGCCCCCGGGGGGGGGGGCTTTCATTGTGTGGGCGGCATTCAGATGGCGGGGCTGTCGATGCTGCCGTCGTCCTCCGTGTCGGTCCGGAAGTTGTTTGCCTTGGCCGCCTCAAAGGTGATCCCGCCACGCTTGTGGTCGGACTTCGCAAGCGAGAGGTAGCCGTTTGCTCCGGCGATGATGATCGCCTCACCAACGCCGGTGGCGGCGGTAAGCCATGCAGCGGCGGCGGTGTAGCCGCTTTTGATGCACAGATACATGAGGAACAGGCATTCTTGAACGATCAGCAGACCGGCCAGCATCGCCAGCAGGCACACGACCTTGCTCCATTCGGCCTTGCGCTTCTTCGCGGCTCTGCGCTTGCGCCTTGCCATCAGCTCAGCCCAAACTTCTGGGCGAAGCGGTAGAGGACGGTCACCAGCTGCTCGCGGGTCATCATGTCCTCCCACATTCCATTGAACTCATCGGAGTTGCCGCCGCGAATGATGCCGTTATCCACGGCCCATTTGCGCGCTTCCTCCGAGTAGGCGGAAGCATCGTTGTCCTGAAGCTCCTTGCGCATCTCACGCCAAAGCTCCTTGAATTTGTTGATATCCATATCGTCATCCTCCTCGTCCATGCCTGCGGAAAGCTGGGCTGTCACCTTTTCGGCGAGGTCGCCCATGCGGGCGTACATCCAGTTCCCGGGGCAGCTTTTGTTGGCAAACCAGCGGTGTACGGTCAGCACCATCTCGTCCGGTGCAGGGGTGTAGGCAAGCGTCTTGTCCTTATCCTCCAGCCAGAGCAGCTTGGTCTTGCCGTTGCGTTTGCAGATGTCGACGCAAAGCGTAATGAGGGACTGATAGACCACATCGCGGAATGCGTACGGCTCTGCGCCATCGGACGCACATTCAATAGTCACCGCCCGCTGGTCGTTTGCGTTGCTGGAGGAACACCAGGATCGGTTTTTCTCCTCGACATACATACCGATGCGGCCGTCCGCGCCGATCCCGTAATTGCAGCTCGCCTCTCTGGAGGCAGGGAGAAAGATATCTCCCAACCGCTCCACGCTGCACTGGCCCACTACGCAGTGTGGCGTGATGCGGTCGATCTTACGGGTCCTCTGCCCGGAGTGATTCGGGCTGAGCTTTGTGTAACTGACAAGAGGGCTATTGCTCATAGGTCATTCCTCCTCGGGGGCGGTATGGTCTTCCTTGCCCTCACCGGAAGGCAGCGCAGTAGGCGCCGCGTCCGCCCCGGGTGTCGCGGTAGAGAGCATATCTTTCAGCTTTTTCAGTACATCAACGGCATAGGCGGTAAAGGCTGCCAGCATAGCCAGCGATACCGCTGTCATCAGGTTTACGGTCTGCCCATCGACCTCCACTACCATCAGATCGGGGTTGAGGTACCCGGCGAAGTAGACCGCGACCAGCGCCGCTGCCACAACTGCACTCTTGATGCAGCCGTTGCGGAACTTCGTCTGATCCCATTCCCCATCAATGATGGCATTGATGGAACCGAGGGCAATGTTCGCGGCGATCAGCAGCACAAGCCCTGCGGCCAGGCGGATGATCGTCATATCCAGCACGTTCATTGTGCGTCCTCCTTACTGCAAAAAGTCGTTGCTGTCCAAGCACCGGCGATAGATCGTCTTGATCCGGTCACTGGTCAGCTCTGTTACATTGTTTTCAAACTCCGGGTGATCCTCGCAGTATCGTTCGTAGGCGGCGATGTCCCGGAGCGTTTGGTCGAAATGATCTTTGGTGTGGCGCTCGCCGTGGAGACATTCATCGCCGAAGCGTAGAATGCGCGCCCGGCAGTTGACGGCCTTTTCCTCGGCCATGCCAGACCGAACGCACTGCAGCTCGCTTTCGAGCTTTCCGACCTTCTCCAAGACCTCGCTGTTGATAGCGCGCCCGAAAGCCTTTGCTATTGCAGACCACGGATTGATTTTGATGGGGGCGAGCTGGAGCAGCGTCAGCAGCATAAACAGCGCACTTCCCCCACCAAACAAAATATCCTTGAGCGTCATCTCTCAATCCTCCTCTGCGCGTGATAAGAAGGGCAGCCCCGCAAAGGAGCTGCCCTCCGTATCAATGCCGTGGTCAGACGGTGACTTCGAGATCTGCCAGGATCTCCTCGACCTGCTTCCGAATCAGGCTCGGAACCTGGTCGATGGTCTTCTTGCCCTTGACGATCAGGGTCGCGTAGACAACTGCCATAACTGCTACCTCCTTTCCCATCAGAATGTATAAAAGAAGGAGCCGAAGGCTTTTCATAAGCCCTCAGCTCCATTCTTGCTATTTTCGAGGATTTCCCGGACGGCTGCTCGCAGCTGGTCGGGAACTTCCTCAATCGTCTTTTTTCCTTTGCGGATCAGGTCTGCGTAGACCTTCACCATGTAATTGCTCGCCATCAGTTACGCGCCTCCTGTTGTAGATGTCACGGCGACGATCTGTTCGTAGACATCGCATAGCGCCATCTGCGTATCGGTGACCTGCCCCTCAAGGCTCGTCACCTTTTCCGTCAATGCCGCCTTGTCGGTCTCCAGGTCGGCTACCTGCTGCTGCAGGGAGGGGATCGTCTTGCCCTCTGCCTCATGCAGCTTGGCTTGTGCAAGATAACCGGCATAGTTGCCGAGGATGTCTTCACTCAGGCCGTCGTACATATTCAGCTCCAAGTGATATTCATCATACACCCACCCGCTGATGGTCAGCTCGTCACGCTTTTCCTCAAACGGCTTGGCGTTCTCATAGAAGCGTACCAGGGCTACCCCCGGCTTATTAGGCTGCTCCTCCAGCGAGAATGCGTTGCTGGGCGCGTTGTCGCCTCTTACTCTCATTTCGCACGACCTCCTTCAGGTGTTTTACTCCAATCGGGTCAATGTACTTCACCCGAATTGTATGACTATTGCAGTGTTTCAGTTGCCCGGCGCGGCTCAGTAGCCCGGAGGCCTGGGCGAACATGATAGGCTTCCCGGCGTCAAGCCGTTTCTTGACGCGGCGGCATTGCCGGGTGAAGCGCAGGAAATTCCGCTTGCGCAGAATGACATGAGTGCGGGAAAAGCGGTAGCCGACCGCGCTCACCATGCGCTTTGCCGTGGGATAGATCTGCCAGTTCGCTTTCATGGACAGGCCGAGCCGCTGCTGCATGAATGCGGCGATCAGCTTCCGCGCCTTGTGCAGATGCTTCTTATTCGGCCCGAGTAGGGTGATGTTGTCCATGTAGCGGGTCATATACTTCACGCCCGGCAGCGTCATGATGTACTGGTCCAGAGACTCCAGGTAGAAGTTTGCCAGCCATTGGCAGATGTAATACCCGATAGCCAGCCCGCCGCCGCAGGATTCGATGATGGAATAGACCGTCCGCAGAAAGCGCTTGTCCTTGATCTTCCGCGCCAGCGCCCAGATCAGCCGCTTGCCGGAGATGCTGGGGTAATACTGTGCGACGTCCAGCTCGGCGGCGTACTTCGTCCCTTTCGGATCATTGCGGAGCGCGCCACGGATCTTCTTGTGAATTCGCTTCCCACCGCGCCCAGGGATGGACGCGCAGGACCACGGGTGCATTCCGCGCATGAGTACCGGTTTCATGGCCGTCACCAGCATCCACTGAATCACGCCGTCCGGCCAGAACGGGACCATTTTGATCTTCCGGTACTTCTCGCTGCTCTCGTCATAGATCTCACGCACTTTCGGCGCGGATGGCACAAAGCTCTCCGTTGCAACAAGCTCGTAGGTCTTTTCGACGTATCCGTCAAGGTCCGCCAGTACGCGGGCGATGTCTCGCCTGTTCCGACGCCCCTTAGCCGCCTCCTGTATGACGCTGCGGATAAAGTCCCGGTCAACCATCTTGTCGTAGAGATAGCCGACTCGTTTCGGCATAGGATTTTCCCTCCGTCCTTGTTTGCCTGCGAGATTGTTCGAGCCGAAGCCTACTTAACCCCGTCCTATGCGGCAATATTTTCACCAAGCGGTGAGGGAAAGCCCGCGCCAGTCAAAAAGAAAAACAAGTAGTCGCGCGCCGACGTTGGAGTTCGTGTCGGAAGACGAGTTGTTCGCGTTGAAGTAGAAAAGGCCGGCATTGCCGCCGTTGTTCCAGTTGCCACCGACGTGGAGGACACGCCAGCCAGAGTTGTAGTTGGCGTAGAAATCAAGCCCTCGGCGCATGGCGCAGACAGTCCCGGAGATAATTATACCTCCGGCCTGCCACGCATACGGAAAAACGGGAGAAAATAACAGAATACGTTATTTTCAAAAATCGTGTCGACGGGGCTTCGCCCCGTACCCCATTCAGCTTTTGGGATTGCGCTCATGCCGCCAAATAGTGCAGGCGGGAAAGCTCCGGGGGCTGCGGCCCCCGGTCCCCCATTAGGGGTGGAAAAGGAGTCGCGCGCCGCCGTTGGAGCTCGTGTCGGAAGACGAGTCGAACGCGTCGAAGTAGAAAAGGCCGGCATCGCCGCCGTAGTTCCAGCCGCCACCGACGCGGAGGACACGCCAGCCAGAGTAGTAGTAGGCGTAGTCCGGAATATAGGTCGTCTCGCTGCCTCCGACCGCCGTGGGATAGAACGCCCAGGGCATGGCAGCCGCTACGCCGATGGCGCTAATGTAGCCGTTGTTTTGGATTTTAGTGCCAATGTTCGTGTAATTGTTTGCGGTGTCATCTGCATAGCTCGCAGGGTTCAGGCAGACATAGACGGTACCATCAGAGAAGTTGATGCCGTCGACCCACTCGATGACATTGCCGTAGGGATTCTCGATGTGCCGGTACTGGACGGCGGTCTTTCCATTCGTCCCAGCTGCGCGTCCGGTGTGGTAGGTCATACTGTCCGTACCGCCGGAGTTGATCGCGGAGCTGTTGCCGTCGACATAGCCGCGCCCGATTTTGCCCTGGCTGTCCCAGTCGGAAAACTCCACCAAATAGAGCAGCCAGACCGCGCACCAAGACGCGAAGTCATACTCGCTCCACTTACTACCCTTTCCTCTGGCACCGGAACGAGCCGATGCGCGGGTCAGGTTGACCAGCGGCGCAGCGCCGGTCTTGGAGTAATGGCCGGAGATCGTGTTGTAGCGGCCGACATACTTGCCGGAGCCGGGGTGCTTGGTGAAGCCACTCTTGGCCTTATCCGCGATGTAGAAGTACCGTTTCTTGTTGGTGGCATCGTCGATAATACGGAAGTAATACTCGGGGATGAAGACGACGGTATCGTAGCTGCTTCGGGAGAAGCCGCTCTGCCCCTTCTTGTAGCTTACGGCATTGTTGATGATGTTGTACTCGTCCATGCCGCTCCACGGGAGATAGCTGTCGAAGGGGGAGCTGCCGGCGCCGGTACCGACCGCAGGCGCGGGATTCGTGGTGATGTCGACATTGACCAGTCCGTTCGGATCGGTGGCCTTTTTCAGCCGCGTCAGAGCCGTCGACTGCGCACTGTAATTCCAGCAGACACCGAAGACCTTGACATAGGACAGCTCCAGCGTATAGCCGGTGTAGGAGCTGCAAGCTACGCTGCCGGTGGCCGTCTCGCCGTTCTTGGTGGCGGTGACGCTCCACGTGCCGGTGTTCGGCAGGTAGAACTTTGCCGTTCCGTTGCTGGTGGCCGTGAGCGTGGTGGAACCGTTGACCGCCTTGACCGTAGAGCCGCTGTCGATGGTGACGGTGATGGTGCAGAACTTCACCGTTGCGGTGTAACTGCCGCCGGAGGTCGACACCGCCGCAGACGCCGTGGACGAGGATACCCCGCTCTTGGTGGCCGTCACGGAATAGGTGCCGGCATAGTTGACGGTCAGCGCACACTTGCCGTTGCTGCCGCAGGTGCCGGTATACTGCTTCGCGCCAAGCGTGGCGGTCACGACTGCGCCGGATTCCGCCGTTACGGTCAGCGTAGCCGCGAAGTAACTCAGCGTCACCGCGTACTGCTTGACCTGATCCACGACCACAGTCTCGGTGGCGGTGGTCTGCCCGTTCAGCGTGGCATACAGCGACCATGTACCGTAGCCAGGGAGATCAAAAACGCATTTACCGCCGACGCTGGTGCCAGTCAGCGTAGTCTCGCCGTTCGTACAGGTGATAGCCGATCCGGTGGCAACAGAGACCTCCAGCTGTGGAGCCACGCCGCCGCCCTTGGGCTTTTCCCATGTGTATACGCCGGTCTGATCGTTGGCTGCCGTGCAGTAGAAGGTCTGCATGGTGTCTGTGTTCAGATACGACTGGCCGACCGAGCCCTTCGTGCTGGAGGTCGGATCGGTCTTGCCGGTGAGTGGCTTACTTCCGTCCAGCCCCTTGGAGAGCGTGTCGAGGTCGCCGGAAACGCCATCAAGGAAGGTGTCGAGCGATTTACCGTTATAGGTCAGATCGGCCGCGTCGCTGGCGCCGGACAGCTTCCACTGATACTTGCCGCTGCTGTCCTTGCCGCTGCAGACGTATTCCTTGCCCGTAGCGCTGTCATAGTAGTGCTGCCCTGCGGTACCCTCGGTCGTGGCTGTCGGCGCTCCTGAGCCTGTTGCAAGTGGATAACCGTAGTCCTTTCCGGCGACTGCCGCAGAGATATTCCCGTTCCCGTCGCCCAGCAGCAGACCCTTGACCATGATCTTGTCCTGCTTGGTCTTTACCGCCTCAGTGATGGCAGCGGACATATCGCTCTGTGTGACGCAGGCGCTGGTGTCGACCGTCACCGTCCATGTGCCGGTATTCGAGCAGGAGATCAGCGCGTAAAAGGTGTAGACGAAATCCGGCGATTCTGTCTTGCTGGGAATGGGAACGCCCTGCTCCAGCTGGAACAAGGCGATCATGGCGGACGCTCCTCCGTCCACGCTGGCAGATACGCGGAACTGATTCAGCGTATAGGCCGTATTCGGCGCAGCGATGCGGAGCTTCAGGCGAATGCCGGAAGATACCCTCTCGCCGCCCAGCAGGCTCGCGGTCTGCTTTTCATTGACGAGGGCGGTCTGTGCCATCATTGCCGCCGCCGCGACGGTGCCCTGCCCCGCAGCCGCGCTGTCGAAGTTCAGGGTCTTTTCATTCACCCACTCATTGAGCAGGCTGTTGCCGGCGTTGGTGATGACGCCGTTCCATGTTGCCATAGTAAAACACCTCCGTGTCAGTATCGAATGGCGGCCGCGCTGTCGACCAGCTCGCAGCCGATGCAGGCCGCGCCGAAATACTCTGTTGCCAGTCCTCCGGCGTCGTAGTATTCTACCTCGTCCAGCACCGAGCGCAGATTCTTGTAAAAGGCAACGCGGTCGATCACGCGCTGATGTCTGACGGGGTCGACATCCTCATAGGTGGCGTCGATCAGCAGCTTGAAGTGGTACGGCTTACCGCCGTATTCCCACCATTCGCTGACCTGCGTATCGGGGTAGATGGCGGAGATCGCCAGCACGACCGCCGCCTTGGTGCCGAGCCTGCGGTGAACATTCCATGAGTCTTTCAGCGTCCGGCGCTTTTCCTCCAGGGTGTAGTTGGCGTCCCACCAGTCAACCTTGAAGTCGTTCGCCAGAATGTCCAGCAGCTCGTTCGGGAGCCGGTCGATCTGTGAGTAGATCGACACGCGCTCGATCTCGCCTACGCGGGCAGCCAGCACCTCGGCAACGGCAGAGGCAAGCGCCGCCATATTGTCGTCATTGGCAAGGACTGCCGGCAAGGAGGCCAGCAGGTTTTCCTTCGTGATGCCGTGCGCCTTATTCATCCTCGTAGCCCCCATTCGTGGCCGTGATGGTCCCGACCGACGCAACCTGCGGCGTCGTGTCGTCGGATCCATCCCGCAGCGTGGTAAAGACCGGGCTGGTCAGCGCCACGCGCTTGATGCCGGTCTGCATGAGCTTTCCGATCAGCACGGAGGGGTTGATGTCGCGTCCCAGCTTCCCGCACTGCCACGCGACGAACTCGGCCACGGCCTTGTCGACCGCAGCCTTGATCTCTGTGGAGCTGAGGGAGCTGTCCTTCGGCACATAGTAGGTGAAGGTGATATTGTAGTTCACCTTCTGCGGGTCCTTGACAGAAACCTTGTCCGTCAGCGGCCGCACCGTATCGTCGTTGCAGGCGGCGAGGACAGCATTCTTGATCTCCGTGGTAGCGATGGTACCGTCGTCCATGAGGACATAGAGGTCCACCGCTCCGTCGCTGGGGCTGTTCGCCACCACGTCGGCGATCTTGGTGCTGACCTGCTTGGCAAAGTAGATATACCCACCCTTGGCTCCGGCGCAGCTGTAAGCGTCCTGACTGGCGCGCATCAGCTCGTAGAACTCGTCGTCAGTGGCCTGGTCTGCGCCGTCATCGCTGGCGGTGAGGTTTTCGCAGCGCTCACAGTAGTCGAACAGGTCAACGAAGGTGTTGATCTGTCCCACTGCGTAGCCGTTGCCGATCGCACCAACAGTCTGGCAGCGGATCTGCACATCGGCATAGGTTTCGCCGATGGATACATAGGCATCCGCGACCGTCTCCCATGTCAGCGTACCGCTGGCGTCAGTGACGCGCGTACCGGCAGGAATGAGGATCGCCGTGGTCTGTGCCTCGGAGATATGGAAGCGCTCGGTGCAGACCGCAGCCTGCGCCGCCGGGCGCTGCGTGACATAGAACAGCTCAGCCAGCGCGTCCAGGTTTTCCCCTTCCGCGCGGCTTGGGATATTCTGATTGCCTGTGTAATTGTTCAGCCCGCGCTCCTGGATCACCACGGCGGCCACGAACTGGATAAACAGCTTTTCGGGGCTGGCGGGCTTCACGCTGACGCCGGTGATTTTTTCGTAAATGGAGATCAGCAGCGATTCCACCGCTTCGGTGTCGGTAGAAACAAACTGATATCCCGTATTTCTCTCACTCATTGATGATGTTCACCTCCACGGTAGGGATCAGCCTGCCCGGGGCGTTTCTGTCGGCCGCAAAGGTCACATTCACCACCTCGGCGCGGGGCTCATATTCTTCCACTGCCTCTTTGACCTCGGAATACATCATAGGCATAGCTACCGGCAGAGGCTTATCCACGAACTTCTGAGGAAGACCGAAGCCGCGATACAACGGACAGGTCCCCTGCCGCGTGGAAAGGATAATGGCGATATTCTGCAAGACGGAGCGGACGGTGTCAGTCTCGTTGAGCTGCACCGCGCCGATGTCAGATGCGGTCACCTTGTAGCTCATGGCAGCTTTACCCCCTCAGATACTCTTGCAGGCTGACGGACACGGTGGCGCTGGTGACGTTGCCGCGTCCGTCATAGGTTTTCATCTTCATCTTGTGATCAAGCACGGACCAGCGATATTTCCCGTAGCCCTTGTTGCCGATCACCAGCGGGACGGCGATGCCGCCGCGCTCATAGTTCCACAGCTTCACGACCTCGGCGATAGGATCAACGCCGAGGTAAGCGGAGAGAACGATGTCGAAGGTCATCTTGTCGGGGTCAAGGCCGGTGAACTCCGTAAGGGCGTGTGTGCCGTGCCGCTGATGGGTCGCGTACCGGGCAGACCCAGACCAGGTGACATTATTGATCGTTTCAATCGTGCGGTCTGACACCGTAAAAACGATGTCGCCCAGACAGCCGACCATTCCCATGCTCAAAAACCTCCTAACACAAAACCGTCCCCGTTGAATACCGGAAGGTATAGGCAGAGGACGCGGTCATTCACCTTCGGCATCCAGTAGGTCAGATGCGAGCCGGGCAGGTGGTCGTGGTCGGGGAATTCGCTGGCTGTGCCGCCGCCGGTGAAGGTGTCCGTGATCTCATGCGTGTGCTTTGCGTCCGGCTTTATGTAGAAATTCGCTCCGTAGTGCTGGAGCACATAAAGCCAGTCCGAAATGATGCCTGTGTCCTTAAACTTGACACGAGCCCTGCGCTTTGCGCTGTCGACGGCCGTTACCGTGCCGGTCTGAACGAGCCTCGAAAGGATATTCTGCAGTTCGTCCATCAATATCCCTCCAATGTCTTGCGCAGCTTGACCTGCGTGGTATAGCCGGACGAGCCGACCGAGTGCGCAGCCTGCTCCACAATGTATTTCCCGTCCCACGCACCCCAGCCGGTGAGCTTGGCTGTGACGCCGGCCACGATATCCGGATTGCCGGGCAGCGTAAAGGTCGCGGTCTTTGCGTACTTGTTGTGCAGTCGGAGATATTTTTCGGCCTTGGTCTTGGCCTCGGCCACGCTTGCCACCTTCGCGGTGATCTCCAGCTGCTGGTTGTTCTTGGCCTTGTCGTTGTAGTCCTCGACCTTGACGGTGGCCTCGATGCACTTTCCTGTGCCGGGGTCTGTGTAGCTGACGCGGCAGGAAGCGTACTGCGTTCCGGCCGTTCCCGCGTTCAGCTTGTGCTTGGTGTAGCTGCCGCTGCCGCGGACGATGGTCAGCACGGGGGATTTCTTCTCGTAATCCTCCTGGTCGAAAAGTACGATCAGGTTATTGGTGGCTTTCAAAGAGATGCCCGCCTCGTGGCACAGCTTGGAGAGAAAGGCGATGTCGCTCTGCTTGTACTGCTCCACGCGGCCATAGGACGGGTCGCTGTTGGCGAGGAACATACAGGTCATTCCGTTGGCAGCGGCCATCTCGTTTGCGATGCCGGAAAGCGTGTAGGCCTCCCATGCCTTGGATTTCTCCGTCTGGCGGATCTGTGCGCTGTACGGAAGAGCCGTCGCCTTGATGGTGATGGTGTTCGGCGGGCCGGAGGCGTCAACGCTGTCCAGCTCAAACTGTCCGCAGTCCAGCACCTTATCCCTGCCGCCGCCCGTCCAGTTCTCCCGAACGAACACGGCGCTGATCTTAAAGCCGGCGCCGGAAGCAGAGGCAGGAGCGGCGGCAGAAGCGTCGCCGCCCCCGCCGCCGGATTCCTTGATGTACGATGCGCTGACATAGGCGGTTTTGCCGTTATAGCTGACCTTCGCCCAGCCGTTTTCGATGCCCTCGACCTGCAGCTCCGCGCCGCAGACCAGAGCACCGTATTTGCCGTAGCTGGTGCTGGGGCCAGAGCGGACATTCAAGCCGCTTTTGGCGGTGACCTTGTAGGACTTTGCCGCGCCATCGGTCTTGGCCTTGGAGGACGCGGACAGGCTCCCTGCGGAGGCTGCTGCGTCGATGGCATCGGCCAGCCACTTTTTGAGCCATATATCATCGCGGTCCTGAAGCTTCAGCTGCAGATCGTCAGTGCCGTCCGCCTCCTTGTCGGTGTAGGTGGCCGACAGGAAATAGGGGCGCATACTGCCGGTGATGTCCGCGCCCTGGAAAAATATCTGCGCCGTGACGCGGCGCGCCTGATTCGGGCTGCTCATCCGACCACCTGCTTCCACGGGGGCAGGGCATCTCCGACATCCTCAGCAGGGTCGGGCAGCTTCAGCACGATCCCGGCCGGAAAGGTGTAGTACCCGAGATGCTGCGGATTCAGATTCATCAGCCGGTCGGTGTACGCTTCGCTCCCCAGCTGGGAGAAGGCGATGCTGTCCCACATATCGCCCTGAATGGTGGTGTAGGTCTTACTCATTTGTAGGCCCTCCTTGCGGTGTCGATGCCGGCCTCCTCCATGACTTCAAGGACGCGCTCGGCGAACTCGTCTCCATACTCGCGCAGAGCTTCCACCGTCTCGGACGATGCGCTGCCGTTGATCTGAAACACGATCTGCAGCTCCACCGATCCGGCGCCGGAGCCTGCGCCCGGCTCTGCCGAAAGCGCGCCGTCGCCATGGATGGCGTGCAGTGCCTCCAGCAGCTGCGGGGCGAAGGTGATGGCCTGGATTTCCATGCTCTCGCGCATAGCGGCGGTCTCCTCGGCGGTCATGACCTGCTCGCCGCCGTTGAAGTAGACCAGCTCCGGGCCGTTTTCGCCGACGAGGGCAAAGCCGGGTGCGGCGGACTGCGTACCAACTGCGTAGCCGGGAATGCTGCCGGCCATTCCGGTACCGGACGCGGACAGTGCGGCTCTGGCTGCGGCGGCGACGCGGTTGTAGGCAGCGGTCACCTGTGGCAGCATACCGACAGCTCCGTCGATAAAGCCCTGAATGGTGGCCTGCGCGCTTGCCTTGGCCTCGTCGCCAAGGTCCATCGCTTCAATGTCCTCAGCAAGCGCCGTCTGCAGCTCGTCCATGGTGGCCGTGAAGTCGGTCTTGAGGTCGGCTACGCTCCCAGCTGCGTTCTGCTGCTCCTGCTGCAGAGTCTTCCAGTTGGCTACCATCGTGGCCAGCTGCTCGTCGGTGGCGCCTGCCATGCCGGCGATCGCGTTCACGCTGTCGGAGCTGCCGTCAGCAAATGAGGCGATCATGTCGCTCAGTCCCTCGATGTCGGCGCTGCGGTCAGTCAGGGATTGCAGGTTGGCGTTGTAGTCCTGCCAGTAGGTGATCTGGCTCTCCAGTGCAGAATTGATGCTGCCTGCGCTGGTTACAACGACCTTTGCGGCCTCGTCCCAAAGCTGATACTGTCCGGATATGCTTTCGTATGCCGCGCTGTACGCCTCGTTGTAGGACTCCACAAGGGCATTGATCTTTTCCTGCACGCCGGAGATGGCGGCCTGGAACTCGCTGGCCTGTGCAGCAGCCTCCTCGGACGCGCCAGTGCCTTCGTTCATGGAGGCGGTCAGATTCTTGACCGCCTCTTCCGCGAGGGCGATCTCCGCCTCAGCCTCGGAAACGGCGTCTGCGTCCTCTTCCATCGCCTTGTTGTAATTCTTGATGGACTTCTCAGCCGCCCATATCTCGTTGTTGGTGTCGTAGATGGAGTTTTGCAGGTCGTAGTATTCCTGCGAGAGAAAAGCGGTCGCATCGGTGTAATAGCCGTACTGGTCGTAATAGGCATCCGCCTGCTTCTGCGCGTCTGCCCATAGCGCATCCATCTGCGCGTAGGTATCAGACAGCTTCTGCTGGGCGGCCTCCAGGCTGTACTGCGCCTTGGTGAGGCCGATGCTGTTTTCTTCTGCCTCGATCAGCACGGCGGAATACTGGGAGTACAGCTCGGTGAGCTGATCCTGATAGGCCTGCTGCATGGCATTCTGCTTCCACGCCTCGGTGTTGGCGCGGAGCGCTTCGGTGCCGCCGTTGATGGTGTCGGTTTCGAGGTCGATATAATCGGCCAGCTCCGGCACCACCTGGCAGAGCAGAGCCAGGGTGTTGTGGTACTGCCTGTGCTGCTCGTCGGTATTGAGCCCCGCCGCCTCCAGCTCCTCCAGCTTGCCGATGTAGGTGTCTGCGACGCCTGCAGCGGCCATGGTGGAGGTAACGGTATCGTCATAGGTGGCCTTGGCCTCGTCCATCGCCTCCCGCATTCCTCGGGCGGCTTCGGTCAGCTCCTTCACACTGGGTACGGCGTCATTCGACGCGGCGGTAGCAAGGGCTGCAACGACCGCAACCACGCCGGCCACGGCTGCAGTGACAGCAAGGATTGGGGCCAGGGCAACTCCAGTTGTGGCGGCAAACGCCGCAGATGCGATACTGGCCAGCTTCATTGCCGCTGTGTAGGCAGCCAGCGCGGCGACGACCGCGCCGATCACGCCTGCAAAGGCGGTGATGGCATTGACCAACGCCGGGTTCTTCTGAATGAACGCCGTAATGCTGTTGAGGACCTTCGTGCCGACGCCGTAAGCCTCGCTGAGCGCGGGAGTATAGGCGTCGCCGATGGCTACCTTGAGGTTGTTGTAGGCGTTCTGCATCATGGTCAACCGGCTCTGCGCGGTGGCGTAGCGCTTGTTGGCCTCGTTGGTGAGGGCGGTATTCTGCTGCCAAGCGGTATTTGCAGTGTTTACCGCGCCGGTCATCTGGTCTGCGGCAAGACCCAGGGCTTTGAGCATATTGCTCTGCCGGATGCCGGTCAGACCCAGGTCTTCCAGTACGAGGACGGTGCTCTCGCCCTGCTCGTCCAGCTTGCCGAGCCCGCCGATAAAGGAAGTCAGGGTGCTCATGGCGTCGTTCTTCCACGCAGAAGAAAATTCTTCGGAGGACATACCCGCGATACGGGCGAACTCCGCGAGGTCGTCCCCGCCCTTTGCAACGGCCTTTTCAATGGCGTTGAGCGTCTGGGTCATGGCGGTACCGCCCGCCTCGGCTTCGATGCCGACAGAGGACATCGCCGCCGCCAGAGCCATGATCTCCGGCTCGGTCAGTCCGGCCAGCTTACCCGCCGACGCCAGGCGCGTACCCATCGCCACGATCTCGGATTCCGTCGTGGCGAAGTTGTTGCCAAGGTCAACGATGACAGAGCCGAGCCGTCCGTAATTGTCCGTTGCCATGCCGGTAATGTTGGCGAAGCGCGCAAGGGAGGTTGCTGCCTCGTCAGCTGTCATGTTGGTGGCAGTGCCGAGCATGGTCATGATCTCGGTGAAGTCCAGCAGGGCGTCCTTTTGGATGCCGAGCTGTCCCGCGGCTTCGGTTACCGCCGCGATCTCCTCTGTGGTGGCGGGGATCTCCGTGGACAGCGCCTTGATGGAATCCGACATTGCCGCCAGTTCCTCGTCTGTGAGGTCTGTGGTCTTGGCGACGCCGGTAATGGCGCTCTCAAAGTCCATCGACGCCTGCGCGCAGCTGGCGAAGTATTCGTAGATCTCTTTCAGGGCGACGGCGATGCCTGCGGCCACGATGGCCTCGTGTACCTGATTAAAGGCCTGCCCCGCCTTGTCGCCGAAGGTCATAGCTTTATCGGCGGCCTCGCCCTGCTTCTTTTTCAGCGTGTCGATCTTGCCGGCAAGCTGCTCGGAGCTGCGGGAGAGGTCGTCGGTATTGACGCCCGCCTCTTCCAAAGCCCCGCTCAGCTCGTTCAGCTTTGCCGTCTGCTTCTCCAGCGAGGCGGAGGTCTTGTCGATCTGAAGCTGCTTTGCCAGCAGCTTGTTCTTCATGTCGGCGGACTCGTTGCCGGTCTCCTCCATCTCCCGCTGGATATTGTCATATTGCTGCCGCAGCATTTCCAGCCGCTTCCGTGTCGCTTCCACGGCTGCCTGCTGCTTTTGGAATGCGGAAATATCCGCCTGTGTCTTGGAGAGGGCCTGGATTTCCTTCTGCATGGACACAATTTCCTGCTGAGCGGCCTTAAAGGTCTTGCTGTAACTGCCTCCAAGCTGCGCGTTCAGCTGGAATAGCATCTCATACTCTTTGCGGCCTGCCATAGACGGCCCTCCTTTCAGATTTATTTATTCTTGCGTCGCTCCCGCGCCTCCTTCACAAGCTGGTTGCTGACTTTGATCCACTTGCACAGGGACGGCAGGGGCAACGACAGCCAGTAGGAAACGGGGGTCTGATTGTTTTTCGCCATCGTAAGACATTGCCTGCGGAGCCAGACGCCGCCGTCGCCGGTTACAGCTCCGATGCCAGCAAAAAAGAGCGGGCCTTGCCTCTGACGCGGTTGAACTCGAAGATGGGCAGGGCGCGCAGGGCGTCGTCGCCGATACGGCGGGGACGGCCGCTGGCGTCAATGATGGTGTTGGTGCAGGCTCGCGCCGCCATGCGCACCAGGAACTGGCCGGAGAAGGTAGGCGAGATGGTGGGCTTGCCGATGGCCTGAAGCTCGTCCTCGATGGCAAGAGCGTCATCGCCAGTCAGCCCCTCAAAGTCGAAGTTCAGCTCGTCAAAGGTCTGCCCCTCGTAGGTGAAGGGCCTTTTCAGCTTGAGGGTGTAGTTGCCTACGCTCTCCTTGGCCTGCGCCTCGGCGGCGGCGTACTCGTCGTGATCGACGGTGGAGAAAGCGTCGGCGGGAACAACGGTCTTGTTGATATCAGCCATGGTGATAACTCCTTTCAAATCTCAAAAAGATGCCCGGAGCGGATGTTCCGCCCCGGGCTTTTGTCAGGTCTCTTACATGCCGAGCGCCTTGCGGACGTCGGCCAGGTAGTCGGTGCCGTTGACATAGCAGATGAAGTTGAGCTGGTCGACCTCACGCACCTTCTTGCCGTCAATGTAGGTCGCCCAGTAGCGGACGGCGTACTCGCCGGAGCCGTTGGAGGGCGCGGCGGGGGCGACGGAGCCGCCCTTGTCACTCTTGGGAATGACCACAAGAATGTGCTTGACGGCGCGGACGACCACCTTGCCTGCCACGACATCTTCGTCCTGCTGCGCAACGCGCAGGTCGATGGTGTGACGGCGAGGCTCGGAGAGCTTCACGCTCTGATCGGTGACGGTGCGGAAGTTAAGGCCCAGCGTCATCGCGTCGAAGTGGCCGAGAATGACCGACTCCACATTGCCTGCGATGCCGGCGCCAGAGATGGACTGCGTCAGCGCGGTCAGGTCAGGCAGGGTCGCCTGTGCCATACCGACATATTCAACAGAGTCCTCGTAGACCTTGAAGTTGATAATGCTCTGATCCATGATTCAAACCTCCTTTTAGCCCTGCAGGGCGCTGGTGACATAGCTGGCGTCATACTCCAGCACGAAGTCGATCTCCTGAGCAGGAGAGGGCGGCGTCATGTAGACATGGAGCTTGATGATGCCGGCCATGAGGTTGGTCAGCGGGTTTTCGTTCTCCAGCATCTCCACGCGAGCGCCCAGAAGGTAGCCCATACCCACCAGACCGTTGAGCCAGATGTTGGCGGAATCGAGCACAGTGTCGATCAGGCGGCGGGTCATAGGCTTGTCCAGCTTGCTCCAGAAGGTCTTGACGAGGGAGTTGCCGACCCAGCCGAACATACGGCTGACCGGGATAAAGTAGTCCTTGACATCGGTGTTGGAGGGATAGCAGGCGGTGTAGTTGCCCCACGCCACCCAGCCGCTCATGAAGTTCAGCGCGGTATCCACGCCGATGCCGTTGAGGTAGTTGGCCTGCGCAAGCGTCAGGTTGACCTCGGTGCCGTCCTCCAGGCAGAGGCCGTCGCACTGCAGCCCCTTATTGGAGGGAGACTCATAGGGGCAGCCGCCGTTGCCGGTGTCGATCTGCGCCATCAGCCCCGCCATCTGGGTAGACAGGTGGAACTTATAATCGCCCAGCTTCGCCATCGGCCAGAAGGCGATCTCGTCCTCGTCGGCGATGTTGGCAGCGTTCTTCTTGGTGAGAACGTCGGAATAGGTGCGCGCGCCGGAAGCGCCGCAGTCAATGTCGATCAGCGCCTTGGCGCGGAACAGGCCGTTGATGGTGCCTGCCTTGGCGGTCATCGCAGCGGCCACGGTAGACTGCTGAGAATAGCCGGGGGCGCACAGCAGATCGGGGACGATGCCCAGCAGCGTCAGGCACAGCTCCACATTCTCCATCGCGGAGGCGATGTCGGATGCGGTGACAGTGGATGCCTTAACCTTGTTGTAGGCGATGTTTACCTGCTCGGCATCATAGGCGCTGCCGGTAGACAGCAGCTCCACTACCAGATGCTCGCCGCTGTAATAGACGTTATAGTCGGTGCCGGACACATAGGCAGAGCCGGTACCGCCGGCAGGCTTGATGACCAGAGTGGAATCGTTGATGGCCGCGATGGGAAGCTTCACCTTGTGCTCCGTCACCGCAACATCGGTCGCGGCAGACGCTTCCTTTGCGGTGGCGATATCCAGAACATTGCAGAAAATGACAGGCTGGCAGGCGAACAGCTTGAAATGCGAATACATGAATTCGCAGAGCGTGTAGGTTGCCCAGTCGTCGGAGTAGCCCAGCTTCTCCACCGCCTCAGACCAGCTGGTGCAGAGAACAGGGGTGCCGGGGGCAGCAGGCTTATCCGCCGCCTGAACAGGAGCCAGACCGACCACGAAGGGGACGCCGGACTCCGCCACAACAGGGGTGCTGACGCTGGTAGCCTGCTGAGAGACATATACGCCGTGGTTCATTGAAATTTCCTCCTTACTTCATGCCCTTGGCCAGCTTGTGATAATTCACATACAGCAGGTTCCCAGGCGTTTTGACTTTGATGCGGTCGGCGGGGAGTGTTTCGTCGCTCACCACCAGCGACGCGATCAGCGGGTGCTGCTCGATCACCGGGGCAAGGGAGTCAAGGACTTCCTTCCGGCCGCCGCGATAGATGGTACCGCGCTGGATCACGCCCATCATGGTCGGACCGAGATAGACGCAGAAGCCGCCGGTGTCGGCGACCTTCTTCGGCGCGGCAGGCTTTTTCTTTGCCGTCTTTGGTGCGGCGGTCTGAGCCGCCGTGTCGATGATTTTTTCGCTCATAGGTTAACCTCTCTTTCCACAGGGGGAAGC